GCGGAAAAATAAAAGGAAAACACATATTTTTGTGGGCTAGGCCCGCGCTTAAAAAATGGCACAACCACCTTAACGTCAGAGTGCGTGACGTGACTACTCTTTAAGTTGCTGGTTTAAAGACAGGGTTGCATGGCAAAGGATAGCCACAAGAGTAGTCATCTCCAGTCGAAATAAGGACCTGGAGATTGATGGGCAAGGGATCACCCATCGTGTGTTCAACAAATAGGTTCAAATGAAGAACAGGTTCATCGTCATCCTCGAAGGGGAAGCAGAATCCTTTCATTGGGAACAAGTTGTCATAAGGAATTTCCACCTCTCCAAATCGGCGAGTGTCTAGGAACTGGATGTCCGCACCACTATTCAAATAGGGAAAGAAGTGGGTTTCACCAGGGGCATTTGCATTCTGCAAATCAGCATATGCAATACAACGGTAATTCCATCCGCTTTGAAATTCAGACAAGAAGTACTTGAATCTCCAAGAGCCACGGTGGAATGCGAACATTTTGAGGAATCGACGAATATTGCTAGATTGGTACATAGCTTCAGGATTCCAAGGGCTTACTACTTTATCTAATGGGCCATCAGTAAGGTCCCATTGATAGTTGGTCAAATAGTGGTATCTCTTAAAGTAGGAAGAGAATGTGGTCATACAGTCTTCGCCAGATGTAATATTCTTACTGACTAAGATGGTACAGCTACCACCAATAGGTTGGAATTGAGTTCGAAACATTTCGCGCATAGTCATACCACCTAGCATCGCGTCCGTGGATGCTTGAGTATGCATTTCGGGGACTTTATTGTCACTAATTGCGTCAGATCGACCTCGTCTCGCTGGCTTCTTAAGCACAGGAGTTGTGTTGTTGTTGGAGCTCTTTTCTTTCTTCTCCTCACTTGAGGGCTCCTTGGCAGAGGTGTTGAGAAGTCCGTAGTCGCGATATTCTCCCCATAACGCGGTAGGTCTAGAAGCGACAAAATCTTCGCCTCCAGAAACCCAAACGGAATAATTAATTGTAGTATCAAGCAAGCTATCTACTACTACGGGAGCAATGACTAAACGAATAACGAATAAGCCATTGGCATAGCGCTCTGGAGGAGTGCCTCCAGGGTTGAGGACAGTCATTGGATCCATCACAATGAGCTGAGCACAGTCGCGTAAATATGGTAAATAAACCATTTGTTCAGTATCTCCTCGGATATCAACAACCATCGAGAGAACATCACCAAAATTGCTTCCGGTCACCACAGGTGCTGGAGTAATAGATGAGTGTTGCTCAATGGAAACACGACAGGACATTTGTTTAGAAGCAGAAAAGTTAACGTACACTTTCATGCCGCCTCTCCAATGTCGGAAATAAGAGGCAAGTGTTGCGAGTGGAGTCATCGCTACCAACGTTTCTCCAGCTTCGTCGTAAGTTTGACAAAAGGTTGGAGTAATTGGCATTTGGAATATGATAGAGTCGAGTGCAGTTGAGGCATCAAATGATCCGATCTTCACACAGCCAGGCAAGAGTTTGTAGTTATGCATATTGTTATAATCAATAGGCGTACAAAATATGTTGTCTGTAGCTATGTGATTGCTTGGATCTTGCGCCAACTTGCACACGCCATCCATTCCAGTGGTATTGGCCAGGCCAGAGTTAGCATTGATTATCATCGGTCGAGTGAATTCGACAGATGTGGGCTTGTCATACCCGAGAGCTTTCGCTCCCATGCCAACTGCTGTTGCAACTGGAGAGACGACTGATGCGATCTTTCCGATATAAGGAATCGGAGCAAGATACGATGCGTACTTTCCAATTGCCAAGGCAATATTGGAGATGACACCTTTCTCAGAGCGAGTTTCCTGCTCTGCCTGCATTTGGGTATGCATGACAGGTTCATCCATGAAAGTCTTCCAGAGATAGAAAACGAT